GTTCTCTCGCAGTTATACCCAACGAAGACGAAGTAGAAATTGTGAGGAGAGCAAATGAGTAACCAACAAATTGTTAATAATCTATTTACAAATGGATTACAGTATGCTAATATGATAACAAGAAGGAAAGGAGGAATACATATGACCGATAAAGGTATGGCAAAGTTTGGAAACTTCATACGAGAAAAGCGTTTAGACAACAACCTAAGCATTTTAGACCTATCCAAGAGAGCAAACTTGTCCAGAGTTACTATCTCGCTTATTGAAAACGGACACATTAAAGGCGGACGAAAAGCAATAGACAGATTAGCAACAGCACTGGGTATGACTTACATTGAACTTCGCCAAGTTATGAAACGAGTAGACGTTGAATAAGTTTACCAAGGAGGGTAATAAAAAACTTATGAAAAAAGATGAAGTGACTATCAAGGAATTACTACAAGACCGAAATATCGACATTGAACAATTATTAAAAGGTGTTATATTGATTACTCTAAAAGACCAAGATGATGATACGAGTGCTATGAGCATTAAAGGTATGGGTAACTTTGGCAAAGCGTCCATTATCAATGTGCTTGTTTCAATGATTGAAATGCTTGATTTACGCATTCACAATCCTAAAAATCCAATGGAAGCATTTGTTCTCGTAAAGATGGTAGATGCTATGATTACTGCTTATCACGGAGTTCTTGATGTTGTGAAAAAACAAAACATTAAGCACCCCGATGAATTACTTGAAGTGCTTAATTCAAAGAAAGGAGAATTATTCAAACAAGCACAACAAGATGATGATAAGGAAGACGAAGAAGACGAAGTAAAGGTTAAAACGAGCAAGGAGGACAAACACGATGCTTAAAAAACCTAATGAGTTAAACTTTTCCTCTAAAAAGTTAAAGATGATTATAGCAGGTTACCCAGGAATTGGCAAGACCACTCTTGGATTATCCGCACCACGCCCACTTCTAATTGATTTAGATAAAGGCGTTGACCGAGTTGAAGCACGATACCGCAAAGATGTAATCTTAGTTGATGACTATAATGAACTTGTGAAAGATTTAACTACTAACGACTTGTCCAATTATGATACAATCGTAATTGATACAGGAGGTAAGTTACTTGATTTGTTAAAGCCACAAGTCATTTTAGAAAATCCCAAGAACGGACAAAAAGATGGAACTCTTGCTCTCGCAGGTTGGGGTGCTATCAGTAGAAAGTTTACGGATTTTATGAAACTTGTGGAAGGGTTAAATAAACATTTAGTCGTAATCTTCCACTCCAAAGAAGAACGAGATGGCGATGAAACAAAACTACGCATACTCGTTGAAGGTTCTACTCGTGATAACATTTGGCAAATGATGGACTTGGGCGGTTTTGTTGAGATGACTGGTAAATCAAGAACTATCGGTTTCTCAAACTGCGAAAAGTATTACGCCAAAGGAACTCACGGAATTAAAGGTATTTACAATATCCCTGATTTAAGGGACGGTGCATCTAATACCTTCTTGACTGACCTATTTAATAAGGTTATTCAAGATTTACAAAATGAAGTATCAACATTCGCAAAAGAAAAAGATGTCTATGATAAAGCAATGTTGATTACTCAGTTTATTGAAAAGGCGACCTCGGTTGACCATATCAATAAGTTGGTGGAAAGAGTTAAGACAATGGAACACGCCCTAACAAGTGAAAAGGAATTAAAACTCCATATTCACGAAAAGGCAAAACAACTTTCACTAACATATGATAAGGACAAAGGACAATATACCTATGTCGAACAACAAAAGTAAGGTGTATATAACACAAACATTATTAAACTCGTGGAACTATGTGCTATCGTCCGATGGCGACAAAGTCCAAGACGCTTACAATGACTTTATAAACACTCTTAATAAAATACATACTCCGCCTAATTTCTTTATGGAACGCGGTATACAATTTGAACAGGACTGCGTTGACGGAAGAGTTGAGGTTATAAGTGACCTAATCAAAGGCGGAGTATTCCAAGCAACTGGCACGAAAGTTATAGAAGTAGACAATGTGGAAGTTCTCTTATATGGGAAACTTGACTGCTTGAAAGCAGGAATTATCTATGATATAAAGCGTGTGAGTAAATATGAAACTCAAAAGTATTACGACAGTTACCAACACCACTTATATATGGAGTTGATACCCGAGGCAATAGCGTTTACTTACTTAATCAACGATGGCGAACAAACATATTTAGAAACCTATCGTAGAGATGAAGTGAAACCTATGGCACCAGTAATACACCAATTCTTCAACTGGTTAAAAGAAAGGAACCTGTTTGGAGTATTCCAAGAAAAATGGAAATCAAAAGAAAAGGAAAATTAAAACAATGGCAGAACAATATACTTTTACAAATACAAGTGGGTTAATTAAAGAAGGCGAATATGAAGTCATTTTAGAAAAAGCGGAAATCAAAAAACTTTTAAGTGGCAAAGAAAAAATTGGTATTCAATTTAGAATTAGAACCGATGTTGAACAAGAAGGTAAGAACCGCATTATCTTTGAAGACATTTGGAAAGAAAAAGATAACCCACAATTCTTCAATAGACGTAGGTTAAACTTATTACTCGCAACTCAAAAAATTGAAAATGGTAAAACATTTGATACGATTGCGGAGTTATTAAAGTTCTTGACTGGCAGTATGCTTGTGGTTAAAGTAGCAGTAGAACACGATGAGTATAGAAACGAAGAAGTAAATAAAATCGTTTACTACCGAAGTTCAAAAGCGAAACCGCAAGAAGTTGCTAAACCTAAAATCGCAAAAGACGAAGATTTACCATTCTAATATCGTAAACTGAAAGGGGTTATATCTAAACAATGTAATCCCTTTCTCCATTAAGGAGGGAATATGTCTTACGAAAACATACCACAAGAATTAAAAGAATTAAAACAATGGGTTTGTTGGAAAAAAATTACCAACGAAAAAGGCAAAGCGACCAAGATACCTATTAGTGCTATCAATGGAAGTAATGCTATGAGCAATAACCCATTAACTTGGACTACCTTTGATAAGGCAGTCGAGGCAGTAAAAACATATAATCTATCAGGTATAGGGTTTATGTTTGCTAATGGTTACTTCGGTATAGATTTAGATGACTGCACGGAAGAACTCAAAGAAGAGTTTATGTCTACGCTAAACTCATATACCGAGATTTCGCAAAGTGGTAATGGTATACACATTATATGTAAAGGCAAATTACCCGATGGACCTCGTAGAAAAAACGGAATTGAGATGTATGATAGTCAGCGTTTCTTTGTGATGACTGGTAACTCATTAACTAAATCCGAAATCTATGATAGGACTAACGAAGTCAAAAAACTATTTGATAAATACCTTATGACCGCCAAGCAAGAAGACGAGATTTACAAGTTTGATATTCCACCAACTTCAAGCAATTTAGATGATAACGAAATCATCAAAAAAGCAAGTATGAGTAAGAACGGAGGTTTGTTCTCTCTACTTTTCGCAGGACAATGGGAAGGCGTGTATGAAAGTCAAAGCGAGGCAGATATGGCATTCTGTTTCTTGTTAGCATTTTGGACACGCAAAGATAAACAACAAATGGACCGCATAATGAGATTAAGCGGTTTGATGCGTCCCAAGTGGGATAGAAAACAAAACAATACAACCTATGGTGCTATCACGATAGAAAACGCTTGTAATAAAACTGTGAATGTGTATGACCCTCAAATGAAAGAAAAAGAAGTGATGGTTAATGCCAAGACAGGCGAAGTTGTATTTTCCAAGAACAAGGACTATGAACTTAATGATACTGGCAACGCCCATAGGTTCGTAGACCGATACGGAGATGAAATCAAGTATAACCTTGATAATAGAAACTATATGGTGTGGAAGGGAACTCATTGGGCGAATGATACCGAACTCACTATAAAGAATATGTGTGAAATTGTAATTGATGAAATGCGTAAAGATGCTCTTGCGGAAGACGATAAAGAAATCCAAAAGATGAAAATGCGAAATGTTCAACACGCATACTCATCACGAGGTAAAGAAGCAATGCTAAAAGAAAGCATACATTTACCAGGGTTACCAGTTAACAATACTGACTTTGATAAAAGCAAAAAGTTTATCAACACTCTTTCAGGAGTTGTAGATTTATCAACTGGCAAGATGTTAGAGCATCATAAGGATTTTATGATGAGCAAAGTTATACCTATCAATGTGTCGGACAAGGAACCTAAACTATGGTTGAAGTTTCTAAACGAGATATTCGGTGGCGACCAAGAGTTAATTAACTTTATTCAAAAAGCAGTAGGATATACAATTACTGGTTCTATCAAAGAACAATGTATGTTCATTTGCTATGGCGATGGGGCAAATGGTAAATCCGTGTTCCTTGATGTTATAGCAACTATGTTAGGCGACTATGCGGTTAATGCCCAAGTAGATACTATCTTATACAACAAAACGCCAGGTGCTGCGTCAAGCGATTTGGCAAGATTAAAAGGTGCTCGTTTAGTTACCACTGGCGAACCTAACGAAGGTTCAAAGTTCAACGAAGGACTTGTGAAACAACTTACAGGTGGCGACAAGATTACTGCTCGGTTCCTTTATGGAAAAGAGTTTGAGTTCCGACCAGAGTTTAAGTTATGGTTAGCAACAAACTATCGTCCAGTTATTCGTGGCACTGACGGAGGTATATGGCGACGCATACGCTTAATACCATTTGAAATGAAATTGCCAAAGGACAAACAAGATAGAGATTTGACTGCCAAACTATTAAAAGAATTACCCGAGATATTTAATTGGGCGGTTCAAGGCACTATCAAATGGCTTAAAGAAGGATTAGAAAGTCCATCAACTGTTGAAGAAGCAACGAAGGACTATAAGAACGAAATGGACATCATCAATACATTTGTAGATGAATGTTGTAGCGTTGTGCCTGGTTGGGAAACTAATGTTAGCGATGTATACCAAGTTTATAGCGAGTGGGCAAGACGCGGTAACGAATACTTGATGCCACTTACAAGATTTGGAAAAGAAATGGGTAAAAGATTTGAAAAGAAAAGGAGGTCACAAGGTATTGTGTATATCAATATCCGATTAAACAAAGATACAACACAATATACTTTCGACAAATTCAAAGTATGAATTACACATTAGAACAAAAGATGAAGTTTGTTTATCAACTTATGAAACGATATGGTAAAAACAAAACTGTTACCAAAGAAACATTAAGTTATTTAGAAAGCATCTATGTAGATTACGAACACGCAGTTATTAACGAAGGACGGAGGAATATAAAATGAAGTTCTTTCAAAACAAATCCAAAGCACACAATTTATATGCCAAGGCAAAAAACTATTTAACCGAACACGATATTCCTTATATGCTTTTGCCTAAAACTAAATCAACGATTTCTTTTATTGTAGAAAACATCAACACCGAAAAGATTTCTCATTTCGGTCTACGCATTTTTAGAGGTAAATTGATGTTACTAAAAAAAGCAGGTTTCCTTCCTAACGGAAATGACGAAGAGGTTGCTATTGAAAACATAGAAGATTTTACAACAGTTATCTATCGTAGCAAGTTTGAATAATGAAAAAATCAAATAAGCAAATAGGCAACGAAACCGAAAAGTTGTTTGCCCAGTATATGTATCAACAAGGGTGGTGGGTTCATATCTTGGCGTATAACCAAAATGGACAACCATTTGATGTGGTTATGTCCAAGGACAATGTCACTTGGTTTCTTGATGTGAAAAATGTAGAGAGTGGAGAATTGTTTGACCTTGATAGAATTGAACCTAATCAACATACCGCTTTCCAAATGCTTATAAGTAAAGGCACCTACAAATGCGGTTTAGCAGTTCGGTTTAGTGATGGTGGCTTCTATCTCATAACCTACGATAACATAACTAAGTTACGCCATAACCTAACCCATATTAACCGTAACTCAATGATAAGATTATGATAAGATTTTGTTGACTATTTGTTAGATTTCGTATATAATTTAGACAGGAGGGTTTATATATGAATAAACCGAAAGTAGACAAAGTAGACAAGTGGGGAAGTTACTTATGAACATATTTGTTTTACACACCGACCCACAAAAAGCAGCACGATACCATACCGACAAGCACGTTGTAAAAATGATTTTAGAAACAGCACAACTGCTATCTACCGCCCACCATATGTTAGACAATTCAAATTATGCCAATACTAAATTATATCGCAAGGCATATTATAACCACCCTTGCGCAGTATGGGTTCGCCAAAGCGATGCCAATTATAAATGGGCACTCAATTTACTGCGTCACTTATTAACCGAGTTCAAATTGCGTTATGGCGGTTCGCATTCTACTGGCGATATATATAAGTATCTTACCAAGTTGCCTACTAATATACCGAGCGGACAATTAACTCCGTTTGCCCAAGCAATGCCTGACGCATACAAGCATCAAAACGCAGTTATCGCTTACCGACAATACTACAATCACGATAAGCGACACTTGTTCTCGTGGACGCATAGACCCAAACCGCATTGGATTATGAAAGGAATATAATATGAAACAATATTACGCAGTAATTAAAATCAAATGGAGTAACTTCGGTATAGAAGGCAAATCCAAGAAAGACGCAAAGAGAATACTCAAAGCGATTTTTAAGGAACAATATGGTATTGAACTTAGTGACAAAGAAATCAAAACGCTTGTAGTAGAAAAGGAATAATTATGAAATGTGTTATTTGTGGAAAACAATTTGAGGGTTACGGACACAATGCCGACCCAATTAGTGCCGAAGGACAGTGCTGTGACAAATGTAACATAGACGAAGTTATACCAGCACGAGTTCAAATTATGTATATGATTATCAATATGAGTAGAGCAACCAACCCAACCGAAACTAAAAAGAAAGGAGGAAAAGCAAAATGGAAGAAATCAAAAACGAAGGCACGGAAGTAATCCGCATTAGAATGCCTATTGAACTTATGAACGTTGTTCGTGCGTTAGCAAAGCGTGATGTGCGTAGTTTACAAAACCAAGTTGAGTATCTATTAAAACTTGCTATCAGTATTCAAGAAGAGAAAGGAGAATAATATGAAGCAATTTACAGACGAGCAATTAGTTACTATCCTACTTAGTTCAGGAGAACGAGCAGTAAGAGAAATTACCGAAATGTTTAAGGACATCAAAGACAAATCGTTTTTAGTCGGTGCCGTATCTATGTATATGTCGCACTTGCTAAAAGCGTTTGAAATTGACCCACAATTACTTAATCAAGAAATGGCAAAAAGAAAAGGAAACCGAAAGGAACAAAATTAAAATGAAAAAGAGCATTTACTTAAAACCCGAAGTTACAGCAAATCAATTAGAAACACTTGGTTTTATTAGTCACTACAAAAACTATTATAAACTAATTGCCAGCAACGATAATGATTTAAGTGTTGAAATCTTTGTGAATATGGAAACTCGCAAGGTTGAGTTATATGTTCAAAACGACCCAACTTTTACTACCAACTATGCACAAGTTAGCAAAGATGAAGAAATTGAGTATGTCGAACCAGATGAAGCATACGAAAAATCAACTATTGACGAGTTTGTAGATGTTACCGCATTTATTGAGTTTCTACAATTAGGACTTGTCGAAGTAAAAGAAGGTTAATTTTATGAAGACGATTGTGTCCAACGATATAAGAATAAAAGATTATACACCCGAGTTATTGAAATGGTGTGAGGAAAACTTGGTCATAGATAATCCCGAGTTTTATAGTGCCCTCCGTGCTGGGCGTTATGTTGGACGCATTCCTCGCACCATCGTTTTGTATGAAACAAGATATAATGAGTTAATCCTTCCATTTGGTGTGATTAAACATATCTTCCCAATGATTAAACATAGCGACATCATAACCGATTTCGCAAATAACGGAGAAGTTACTTTTGATGGTAGCATCAAGTTATATGACTACCAAGACAAAGCATTAAAATCTCTTGTAGCACAAAAGGGCGGAATACTACAAGCACCTTGTGGAAGTGGGAAAACTCAAATAGGTCTACAACTTGTAAAAGAACTAAAATTAAAAACGCTATGGATTACGCATACACTGGATTTAATTAACCAAGCAAAAACTCGTGCCGAACAATATTTCAAATGTGATATTGGTGTTATATCAGAAGGAAGAGTTAATGTTGGAAAAGATATTACATTTGCTACGGTTCAAACATTATCTAAATTAGACCTACACCGATTTAAGTATGAGTTCGATATGGTTATTGTTGATGAGTGCCATAAAGTAGCGGGTTCGCCTACACGACTTATGATGTTCTATAAAGTAGTTACCAACTTGGCTTCACGATACAAATACGGATTATCAGCAACGCTACATCGTGCCGATAAACTTATTAAATCTACCTACTCTGTCTTGGGCGACATATCGCATATCATTACGGAGAAAGAAGTTGGAAACAAAACTATCAAAGCGATACATCAAAAAGTTGAGTTGAAATCTATTACAAGTTTAGATTACTTGGACACCGATGGAACACTTATATACAACAAACTCATAGATTATCTATGCAATAATGAACAACGCAATAAAGACATTGCCGAAGTGATAAACAAAACAAACAACTATGGTCTTGTCTTGTCCCACCGAGTAGAGCATTTATATCAGTTGAGAAGGATACTCGGTTACGGCAGTATACTTGTTGGCGATACTCCTAAAAAAGAAAGAGAAGCAATCCTTCAAGATGCGAGAAGTGGAGTTGTCCGTTTATTGTTGTCAACTTATTCACTTGCGAAAGAGGGTTTAGATATTCCTATCTTGGATAGGTTATATCTTACAACGCCCCAAAAGGACTATGCGATTATTCGACAAAGTGCGGGTCGCATACAGCGTAATGTGACTAATAAACAAACGCCAGTTATCATTGACTTCGTTGATACTAATATCTATTACTGCGTTAATGCTTACAAAAAGAGAAAAGCAATTCTCAAAAAGGAAGAATGATTATGTTAGTGAGAACCGAGTATACACCTAACTTAATGAAATATATAAAACGAGATTTTCCAAAGTATGATGTTATGCTTCGTGAAAAACTCAAAGAGAGAATTAGAGAAAACATCTTTAATGCTTACTGGTTTTATTGTGAAGGCAAACAAGTTGGGTATTGTGTGTTAGCAACCAAGAACACCGATTGTCTAATTATTTATATCGGCATACACCCCGAGTATAGAAACAAAGGTTATGGTTCTATTTTCTTAAAACAAATTAGAAACTTTTATAAGGGCGTTATCTTTGCCGAGATACTACCTCCCTATTCGCCTCAAAACAAAAAACGATATAATTTCTATTTACGCAATAAGTATAAACTTGTAAACTCTAAATACATTTCATTTCAATACAATAGATATTTAATGGCAAACAAAAAAGACAAGAGTTACAAAAATAAACTTAGGAAAATATATCATACAATTTTAGGAGTTCGCTATCAATTATCAATACATTTTTAAGCAAACATAAAGTTATTGTATACCCCCTTTCAATAGTGTATACTTACATTTAGAAAGAGGGTTTTTATTTTATGGTAAAACTTATTAACCAAGACGGACAGATTGAAGTTGACTTTGATGGCAAGTTTGAAGATGTGATTAAAGAACTCGGTTCATCTTTAAGTTTCTTACTTTATGATGTGGCGGAGAAAAGTAAACTGGAACCCAAGACCTTTGTTCGTGAGTTTTTGAAGCAATACAAGAAGGTTTACCCAAAGGTTATGGAACAGATTTCGGAGTATAAAAGCAAGAAGGACAATGTATAGTTGTGTATAGTTTGTATAGTTTTCTATAAACCCCTATATAGATAATTTCTATGAAGAGTTATTATAAAATACTACATAACCTACATTACTATACACAAAAGTTAATGCCTTATTTACTTGGTGTTATTATTTTGTTTACAGCGTGGGGTGTGATAAGTTTTACACTACAAAACCCAGCAATACCAAGTTTGTTGCGTATAGGTTCATCGCTTTATGATGTTTTTGTGGACGGAGAATTGATTATTCATATCCTTTCTACTATTAAATTAGTAGTTTCGGGTTTATTGATAGCATTGTTTGGCGGAGTATTGATGGTAATATTGTCTTATGAGTTTAGAATTGTAGAAAAACTATTCTTTGTTCCATTTAATTCCTTAAAAAATGTATCGGCAATATCTTTCTTCCCACTCTTGATTGTGCTTATGGGTATTAGTGATACCGCACGGATATTTATTATTGTTTGGACTTCGTTTCCTGCAATCTATATCAATATGCTAAAAGGTTTGCGTTCTGTGGAAAAGGAAATCATAGAAGCAGCAATCAATGTTGGTGCTAACAAGTTCTATATGATGACCCATATACTATTCCCACTATCGTTGAGAGATTTATTTACTGGTATCAAGGTTGGTATTAGCGGTGGGTTTATTTCGTTAGTCGTAAGTGAGATGCTTGGAGCGAGTAGAGGTCTTGGTTTTATGATATTGTGGGAAACCAACTCGTTCAAGTATCCGAATGTCTATGCGTATATTATCATTGTTGCTTTGATAGGGTTAACTATCAATGTGACTTTTGATTATATAATTTACAAGTTAAGAGAGGAGGTATAACAAATGAAAAAATCTCTAACTGTAATGGCTTTACTACTTGCTTCTTGCGTATCACAGCAAAATCCAACTGTGATTAAATATGTTGGATTACAGGTCTATGACCCTGTTTATATTGCTATGGAAAATGGTTTCTTTGAAGAAGAAGGCATTGAAGTAGAAATCGTAAGCACTGTTGCTGGGGGTGCTACCGCTGTTCAAATGGTTTCAAGTGGACAAGTTCAAGGTGCTCTTGTGTCTACTATGGCAATCATTAACTCTGTTGCCGCAGGTTTACCGATTATCGGAGTTGCGGATATTCAATCGTCTTTTGAAGAAGCACCATTAGAAGAGTTCTTTGTTCTTGCCAACAGCGGAATTAACACTATTCAAGATTTAGCAGGAAAGAAAATCGCAATTAACCTTGTGAAATCTTCTTTTCACTACACTTGGTTAATGGCGTTACAAAACGCTGGAATGTTAGAAACCGATGTTACCTTTGTTACTTTGCCTTTTGCTCAACAAGAAGAAGCACTCTTACAAGGTGCAGTTGACGCTATTGGTTTAATCCAACCTTGGACTAAACGCACAAGAGATAATGAACTTGTAAAAACATTATTTACTGGCGTAGATGTCTTTGGCGAAAGACAATTTTGTGAAATCTTTGTGAATAAGGTTTGGGCGGAAAACAATGTAGCAGATGCTAAGGCATTTACTACCGCTATTGCTCGTGCTGCCAACTGGACCAAAGATAACCAAGCGGAAGCAAAAGAGATGGTTAGTAAGTATACCGGCATTGCTGTCGAGATGATTGACGATTACGTCTTTCAACCTAATGGACAAGTTGTGGTTGAGGACGCACAGTTTTGGTTGGACTATATGAAAGCGAACCACGGCACTCCATCTTGGGTTACCGCGGAAATGCTCGTAACTAATCAGTATAATAATCTACTCTAAAAACACCCTAAAAATAGGCAGTATAGGGGGGGTATACGGCATATAGCATTTTATAGGGATTTTATGCGATTTACCGAGAGTTTATAGATACCCCCCTATATTATCATTAAATGCCCTAAAATCGCCTAAAATCGCCTAAAATACCCTAAAAATAGGGGGGGTGGGGGGTCATTTTTGCCTAAAAACGCCCTAAAATGGGGGGGTATAGGGGTAAAATAGGGGGGGTGCCTAAACTCCGCTTAAATGCCCTAAAATGCCCTAAAAAAACATATAAGGAGATATATGATAGGAAAAAAACATAAAAGCAGTAACTATGACTGGTTAGTTGCGTGGGAACATATAAATACCCTCGTAACTGTGGAGGAGATAGCAAAATTAACCCAAAACGCTATTGTTAGATTAAAGAGCAGTATATTACACTTTTCAATCAAGAATATCGGTTATGGTTGGAGTGGAGGAAAGGACGCTGTGGTTATATATGACCTGATAAAGAAGTCAGGTATTAAAACCAAAGGGTTATTTTGTAAGTATGAAAACGAATATGACGCTTTTGAGAAGTGGGTAGATTATAACAAACCTGCTAATTGTGAAATTGTAAGTATGGGAATGGTTACTCCTGAACAACTTAACGCTGACCCTCGTTGGTTATTCCCAAATCCAAGGTTTCCTGAGTTTGATGCCAAGTATACATCTGCCAGATGGCATATCCAGAACAAATGGTGTAAAGATAACAACATTGATGGGTTTGTTACAGGTAGAAGGATTATTGATGGTAATGTTTGTGGTAAACCACCTTTACATACGACAAAGAGTGAAGGTGTGATAAAATTAAATATCATAGCAGATTGGACACACGAACAGGTCTTGGCGTATATTAAATACAACAACATACCACTACCACCCTTTTATAAATGGAAAGATGGTTGGGTATATGGAACTCACGCTTGGACTGAAAGGAATTGTGTAGATGGAAATGTGTATGCGATTTTAGATGAAGTATTACAATGCGACCCTGAAACAATTAAAAAGAACATAGGTCGGGTCAATATAATAGACCAATATGTAAAAGAAAAAGGAATTAAATTATGAATATTGTGACTGTGAAACTTGCCGATTTGAAGCCGTTAGCAAAGAACGTCCGAATGCACCCCGATAGTCAAATTAAAGAATTGATTAGAAGTGTTGAACAATTTGGTCAAACAAGACCTATGGTTATTGATGAACAAAATAACATCTTGGTTGGTAACGGATTACATAAAGCACTTGTGACTATGGGTAGAACCCAAGGCGATGCGTTGCTTGTAACTGGTTTAAGCGAAATCCAAAAGAAGAAACTTATTCTAACCGATAATAAAACCTACGATTTAGGTATGGACGATTATGCCAACATTGAAAGTTTTATTAAAGAAGTTACTGAGTTTGGCGATTTTGATATTGCTGGTTTTGATGAAGAAAGTTTGAAATTGATTACGATTACCGAAAAGGACGCACAAGAAAGCGACAGCAAGTATGGTGTGTTGACCGAAAAGGCAAAAGAAAGCGTAGAGAAGGCAGAAGTTAGAGATGAAAAGTATGTCGCAGGAACTCCCGCTTCAACTCCTACTTGGGAAAAAGATACTCCTGTTGATACACCAGTCACTCCAACTGAGAAACAAAGAAAGTTTGTTCTTTGCCCTCGTTGTGGGGAAGTGATTTACCTTGATTAAGTTTTTTCCATTAGAGGACAATGTATTAGTCGCTGCTAAAAAGAGAATTAAAAACTCATTTTCAAACAATGTTGGTGTTGTGCTTTCTCTTTCGGGTGGTAAGGACAGCATTGTTCTATGTGACCTTGTCTATAAAATGTGTAAGACAGGCGAAATTGATAAATCATTATTAGAAGTTGTATTTGTGGACGAAGAAGCCGTTTATCCGTCTGTCGAAAAGGTTATGAAAGATTGGCGAGTTAAATGGTTGAGTATTGGCGTGAAGTTTACTTGGTTTGCTATTCAATGTAAGCATTTTAATTGCTTTAACCAACTACAAAACGATGAAACATTTATTTGTTGGGACGAAACCAAGCGTGATAGTTGGGTTAGACCTATGCCTGAGTTTGCTGTAACTGGGCACCCATACTTTTATCCGAGAGAAGAAACTTACCAATCGTTTCTCAAAAAGTATTGTGCTTCAAGAATTGCTCTTGTGGGAATTAGAGTTAGCGAAAGTTTCCGCAGACGAAATGCTATCGCAACTGCCAAAGGCAACAACTATTTCTACCCCATCTATGACTGGTTCGACAGTGATATTTGGTTATATATCAAAGAAAATAAATTAGATTTCCCTGACGCTTATATGTTTATGTATCAAATCGGCATCACAAAGAAATTCTTACGCATTAGTCAATTCTTCTCTGTGGATACCGCTAAGTCGCTTGTTCAAATGACTGAGTTTTACCCTGACCTATTCAATAAGATATTAAAGCGTGAACCAAATGCCTACTTAGCAACGCTTTACTTTGATACCGAAATGTTTAGAAAGTCGCAAAAAGGTAAAGTTGGCGGTATAATTCAAGAAGAAGGAGATGAACAAATTGTTGCCGATAGTAAATACTACAAGCAAGAAGCGTTCAAACTTCTCAATGATGATAGTGCCTTCACTACACCAACTCAAAAGAAAACGCAACGAAAACTTAAATCGTTCTTAATGAAATTCGGTGTGCAGATTGAAGGATTAAGAGAAGCACACAAGTATCGCATTTACAAAGGTGCTTATGATACTGCGTATGGAGGCGACCCAAAAGAAAGAAGTTATCAAGCGTTAATAAACCAATTATTCTCATTTATGAAAATGGAAGAAACGAGGAAACAACAATGAAAGATATTCTATACCCATTAAAGAACGTGAAATTCGTTCAAAGAGATTTATTAAAACCAAACAACTATAACCCAAACGTAGTCAATAGACAAAACTTGGATTTACTTGTTCAATCAATTATGTCGAATGGTTGGACTATGCCTATTGTGGTTAGACCCGACTTTACGATTATTGACGGGTTCCACCGATGGACTGTTGCTGGACAAGAACCATTAAAGACGCTATTGGCAGGATTAGTTCCTGTGGTTATTGTTGAACACGAAGACAAAGCGGGAGATATGTATGGAACGATTACACATAACCGTGCTCGTGGGACACATTTACTTGACCCAATGAAAGCGATTGTCCAAGAACTTATTGATAGCGGTAAACCTGTTGCTGAAATATGTAAGCAACTCGGTATGAAGCCCGAAGAAGTTTTCCGATTAAGTAATTTTACTCGTGACGACTTCCTAAAAATGATGACCGAAAACGCTGCGACATACAACCAAGCACAATTCTATAAGAAAATAATGTAATATGGGCAGACCTCCGATTGAAATAGATGAAAAGGCGTTTGAAAATCTCTGTGCTCTACAATGCACATTAGCAGAGATTGCTTATTTTTTTGGTTGCTCGGAGGACACTATTGAACGCTGGTGTGTTAGGAATTATAGTGAGGGTTTTGCGGATATATATAAAAAGAACTCGGCAAAGGGCAAAATCTCTTTGCGTAGAATACAATTCCGCCTTGCCGAAAACAATGTATCAATGGCAATATGGTTAGGTAAACAAATCCTTAACCAAAGGGATTATGATATTAACACCAACATAGAACCTATCAAGGTGGTAAACAATGTGCCTAATGAAACGCCACTCCCTATTGACGATAAGAAAGAAGACAAATGAACAAGTTTAAGCAACAACTCAAAAACCTTTTCTTAACAAAGGAAGGTTGGATTAGTTGGATTATTGCTAACCTGATAACATCTACTCCGTGGGCAATTCCACTTGCTTATGGTTTTATCTTTCAAGATAACCGCGGTTACATCGTAGCGGGAACCATATGGACTATTTTTATGTTGCCCTTTACTCCACTATGGGTTGTGAACATTCTATTAGCATATTTCTTGTTGAGGTTAATATGGAAAAAGAAATAAACATCTATGACTTTATAGGCAAAGGATATGAGAAGTTTTGGAACTTCAAAGGTCGCTATCGTTTAATCAAAGGCAGTCGTAATAGTAAGAAATCGGTAATCGGTATGGGTTATCGTATTATTATGGACATCTTGGAAAACAAATATAACAATGTGTTAGTGATACGCCAAGTAGACGCTAACAATAGACAATCAACCTTCGCAAACGTAGTGAGATGGTTAAGCATTATGGGTATTGAAAATCACTTCAAGGTAATCAACAATCCCCTAAAAATTATGTATAAACCAACAGGACAAGTCATCATCTTTCGTGGAATGAACCAACCTACTTCACTAACTTCGATTACAGTCGAAACTGGTGTGCTATCAAAGGTCTACATAGAAGAAGCATTTGAAATCAAGTCCTACGATGACTTCCGCAAGTTAGATGGTTCAATCCGTGGTATTCCACCGCAAGGCGTATATTATCAACTCACAATGATATTCAACCCGTGGAACATTGATAGTTGGTTATACACAGAGTTCTTTAAGGGACGATTAGAGGACGATTACGATACGCTTATGCTCAATCCGTCTATGGAATACATTGACGATAATTACATAGGCGACTATGGTAAAGGACTATACTTGATGATAAATAACTATAAAATCAACGAGTTTAGGGACAAGACAGTATACGATATTGCGATGCTTGAATTATCACGCAGAGCACCGGACATATTCAAAGTCGAAGGGCTTGGTATGTGGGGTAACGCCAAAGGTTCTTGCTACCCAGAGTATAGCGACAAGTTAGTTATCTCTCGTGGACAAGCGAACTCGTATAACTTTGTGGACTATGCTATCGGTATTGATACAGGACTATCCAATGGCGAAGGCAGAGTGAAGCGTGACGGAGATGTTCGCAGTGCTACAACGATGCAACTTGTGGGATTAACCTCCGATTACTCAAAACTGGTTTGCCTCAATGAGTTCTTCTATACCAACGCTGGTTCGCCTTCCCCCAAGACAGAACCTGAAATAATGAACGAGATAGTAGATACCATTATCAAGTGGCGTGAGATGTATAATTCACATCGTAAACTGATGAAGGGTATGACTTATGTGTGGGTTGATAGTGCTGATATAGGTTTCCGACAAGGGTTAGAACTCGTTGCTCGGCAAAAAGGATTGTTCAATGTTTACTTCGGTCCATCTACCAAGATGAAAATACAGACAAGAGTTGATATAATAAGATTGTTAATGGCGTGGGACGAATACTTAATCAGTGAGGCGTGCCCCAATTTAATACGAGAACTCAAAAACTCTCGCAAAGGAGAAAATGGAGAACCTCGTGAAGACAATAACGACCACGCTATCAATGGTAATGAATATGCTTGGGCGAGTATGATTAAGCAATTACAAAGATGGAAACAATTTAAGGAACATTGAAAAGCATTTAGGAGTATAATAAAATAAACACTATGAACAAAACATTAAGAAAAAGAAAACGGGTGGTAAAATAAAGTATGGGATTTTTTAGAGATGCTATGCGTTGGTTGAACATTAGTTCACAAACAAATCGTGTTGGTAAACCCTATGATAACCGCTTATGGTTTATTAACGATGATGAAGAAATTAGGAAAAGAAAACTCCAAGAGTATTTAATTTGGTATAGTGGCGATAGTGATGAGTTACTCAATTATTACACTCGTGGTAACTTCCGTGAGTTTCAAACTGACCCAATCTTTAATCGCAACAAGAAGGATTACTTCTGGTCTGTTGCGTCAATGGAAGAAAAAGTCAAGAGAACGCATAGCGGTATACCTCGTGCTATTGTGGAAACAATTACCAACGCTATTGGTAATCCTATGCTATCAAGTGACGACCCTATGGTTCAACAACGCATTGATGAGATTGTAAAATCAAACGATTTATATACCGCAGTGAACCAAGAACAAATGCCTCTCACTCTTGTAACTGGTGGCGGTGCTTGGAAGATTAACATTGATACAAACATTAGTGATAAACCTATTCTAACTTTTTATGATGTTAGAAATGTTCGCTTTGAAATTATCTCTCGTAGAATTATGGGAATTAAGTTTGTGGACTATTACAAAGGACAAGACAACAAAGCATATGCTCTTGTAGACCATCGGTTCGTTGATGACGGAAATAGTTATGTGGAATATAAACTCTACAAACTGCGTCCTGGTCAAAAAGACGGAGAATATGAGAAAGATGCGGAAGAAGTGCCTCTATCTACTCTGCCACAAACAAAAGATTTACAAGATACCGAGATTGTCGGATTAACCGAAATACTTGGCGTTCCATCTATCTTTTTCAAGGATACTATTTACGAAGGTCACGGAAGAAGTATCTACTCAGGCAAAGTAGACCTATTTGATGATTTAGACCAAGCGTTGTCGCAATCTGCTAACACTGTTCGCAAATCAACTCCTGTGGAATACTTCCCAGTTGATATGCTTGAACGCACTCCGACAGGCGAACCAAAATTACCAGCACGATATGATAGAACATATGTTGCTACACCCGCAGGAAGAACTGGCGATGGCGACAGAGTTGCTCAAATTAACACCACGCAACCTGCCGTTAATTTCTCACAATACTCTGGCGAAGAATTAACTTTGTTATCATTTATTTTAACTGGTATTTTATCTCCTGCTACGATGGGCATTGATGTTGCTAAAAAAGATAATGCCGATGCACAAAGAGAAAAAGAAAAAGTCACGATTATGACCCGCAACAATATTATCTTGAAGCAAAAAGAAATCTTGGACAAGGTTGTGTGCCTCGCATTAAAGATGCAAGATTATATGATGAACCCAACGCTTACAGAGTTTACCGAATATGAAATCGGTGTTGACTTTGAAGAGTTTGCGAACCCGTCATTTGAAAACCAAATCGTTATCCTTGCCAACGCATTATCATCGGGTGCTATCTCGGTTGATAGATATGTGGATTTATTATGGGGCGATAGTTTAGATGAAGCGGCAAAACAAGCGGAAGTCGAATATATCAAACAATTTATGGGACAAGGCGGTAATCCATTAGACGCATTATTAGGTGCCACGCAACCACAAGAACAAGCACCGAGTGAAGAAGAAGAGTTCCTTGCTGCCGAAACAGGACAAGTATGAACAATATACAACCGATTAAACAATACGCAACAGCATACGGAAGACCCAAATTAAAATCAAAAGAAAAAACTTATGGGAAAACGAGAAATAGACGAACTCGCTGAATTGATGTCCAAGATATTTGGTCGTCTTGAAAGCGAAGCAAAAATGATGTCGCATCTTTTGTTGTATAGCAAAGTAGAGTTAGACCCAGTTGCTTGGAAGTCATATCAAACCAGTATGTTTGCGAGGTTTGAAAAAGAGTTAGGATTGATTATCAAAAAAGAATTGCCTTTACTCAACAACGCATTAGAAAAAGTTATTGTTCTAAACTCTAAATTATCCACAGGCAAATTAGATATTCTCAAAGAATTAGAAACGCTACGAGAAAAGAAAATTGTTGATGTGGAAATCCCTACGCTTGTAAAAGATAGGATTACCTATTTCAAAGACATAGCAAAGAAGACAGTTCAATCTGTGACTGATGAAGTGTTAAAAGAACACAAACGCAAGGTGTTAAAAATAGGGGCTTTCTCGCTATTACAGACACAAAAGACCAATGCCCTATATCAAAGCATCAAACAAGCGACAGAGGAAGGCATAGATAAACAACCGAAGATAATGACCCCAAATGGTAAACAGATGTCTTACAAAACATATACCGAGATGGTTGTTAGAACAGGACTAATGCAAGACGCTGCGAAGTTACAAGAATATGTTGGGCGTATGACTGGCGTTGCGTTCTACATTGCGAGTTCGCACAGCGATAGTGCTCCTGACCACAAAGATTATCAAGGTAAAATATACTATGATGAAAACTGGCGACAAATGGTGCCAAAAGAACTACACGCACAAGTTCAATCGCTTATCACGAGAACGAATATGAAAAGTTTTCAATGGGTAAAAGATGAACCTGTGTATATGACTACAAGACCTAATTGTCGACACAAGTTTATGCCACTATCAATAGACGAGGTGCTTGAAAAGACACCAAATCAACTGCTAAATGAATTAAACTTAAAGAAGGGAAATTATAACCCAGCACATTATGAGGCACTCCAAGAACAGCGTTATAATGAGCGAAATATAAGAAAATGGAAAGAGCAAAGAGAACTCCACGAGAAAGCAATAGAGTTAGTAAAAGATAAAGAATTGAAAGATGACTTGTTGAACTCCTTAAAACGTGATAATATGTTTATTAGGAAGTGGCAGAGTAAACAACAAACTCTTATCTCCAAATATCCCAATGTTCTCCAACGAGATTTTCGTAGAGAGAGCAACGAGATTATTATTCAGGATTTAGGTGTGCGTTATAATATCAAAGCAAGTTAAACTCCCTTATTACTTGTAGAAACAAGGAACTACTCATAGAAAGAGGTAAAACACTATGGAAGAAAATGTCGTGTCGAGCGTTACTCCATCGCAACCAAATGTTGAAGCACAACCAGTTCAACAAGTGGCGACAAATCCGAAACCTGTTGTAAAACCTGTTGAAGTAAAACCTACTGCTGTGAAAAAGGAAGTCCAAACTCCTACACAAACGCAACCTGTCGCACAGGTTCAAGAAACGCAACAAGAGGTAACTACTCCTGAACAAGCACCAAAAATGCTGTCGCAGGAAGAAGTTAACAGAATTGTCCAAAGCAGATTGCTGGATAACAAGAAATCTTTATACACGAAGTATGGTGTGAAAGATGATACCGAGTTAGATGCTCTTATCGGTAGGGCAAAGCAATATCCAGATTTAGAAGTCAAATATAATCAAGCACAGGAACAATTAAAGGAGTTTTCTAACCGAAAATTGTTGTTTACGAACAATGTTAACTTGGCAAAATATGACGACATCATTACCTATATGAAGGGTAAAGGGTTGGAATTAAATGCCGACAATGTAAAAAAAGTTTTAGAAACTCACAAAGAATGGGTAAGACCACAAAAACAACCAGCAGTTCGTCCTGCGAGATTAGGCAATACTGGTTCTGTATCAACGCCAAAAGTGTCGGACAGAGAACAAATTAGAGGTCTATTCCCAAGTTTGACGAAGAAATGAGGTATAGATGAATTTTTCTTTCAAACCCAAACAAAAACCAAAGATGAAACAAGGGGAACAACAAACCCCTATGATGCCCACTGGTGCTAAACCAGTTCCTAAACCCGCTATGCCTATGGAACAAAAACCGCTTCAACCTGTGAAGTTTGAAAAACCAAAAACTACTCTTAAACCAGTAACTTTTGAAAAACCACAACAACCACAACAACCAAAACAACCAAAACAAAAATCATACGAAAAAGCAATTAGTGGTTGGGAAAAAGAAGATGGAAAATTTCTTGGTTATCAACCTGGTTATGAAACACACCCCGCTTACGCTGGTTATCAAAAAACAAATGCATTATTAAAAAACAAAGATTTGACTGCACAACAGTTAATTGATTTTCAAGCGGATATGGATAAAGAAGGTGTTGACCACCCAGATATTTATGAACCAATTATGGTAAAACTTGATGAAATGGCAAACGCAGGAGATAAAACTGCTTTACAATATTTGAAAAATACGGGAGGTCTTACAAAAGAGCAACAAGCAATTTTAGACCAAACGGAAACAGACCAAGTTTTTGATGAAGCGTTACAAGAAAAAGTTGAACCGCAACAACAAGAAATAAACCCCGAAGTAAATCCTTTGTGGAAAGTTCTTGATGGACAAGTTGGTATTAAACAATTACTTGCGGTTGATGAAAAAAATATTGAAGGCATATTCCCAAACGGAAATCAATTCTTATTAACGGATAATGGTAGCGACCTTGTTCTTAAAGTTATGGAACCAAATGGCGGACCTGTTATTAGAGAAGATGTTATTCAATACGAAGATGTAGATGTGCTTATGGACGAAATGGACAGTTATACTAATTTGCCTACACAAGTCGCAAGACAAGGCGAAGGCGAAGGCGAAACTGAAACGATGGACGATGCTTCAACACAAGCATTTATTGAACAAAACCAAAATGAGTTACAGCAATTAGCACAACTCTTTGATGTCGAGGATATGAATGTTATAGTTGAAAAGTTACCACAACTAATGAGTATTTTGAAAAAAATAAAATAGTTGCGTAAATAAAAACTTATGTTATACTAAACATTAAGAGGAAAAACAATGGAAGAAAAACAAAAAGAAATGGCGGGTGCTGAAACGAAAAGTGAAGCATTACCACCAACGCTAACACCCGAACATATCGAAGTATTAGCAAAGCATTTCAAAGTAACTCCCGAAGAATTAGGAACCTTCATTATGGAAAACCTAAAAGGCAAGGGCGAAATGAAAGAAGAAGTCGAAGAAGTTGAAGAAGAAAAAATGGCACGGTCTATGTTTCCGTCCTTAAATAAATAACATAGAGAAATAGGAAATTATATGGCAAACAAAATTGGCTTAATCCAAAAATACTCCCCCGAAATCTTAGACGAAATCTTTGCGAAAGAAGCAGTTACTGCTATTCTTGAACGCAACTCTGGTTTATTAAAGTTTACCAGTGCTAAAACTGTGCTTATCCCATCTATTGAAATGGACGGTTTAGGCGACTATATCCGTGCTGACCAATCTAACGCTGGTTACTCCGCAGGTTCTGTGGACATCAACTGGGAAAGTCACACCTTAACAAAAGACCGAGGCAAACAATTCAAAGTCGACCAAATGGACGATGAAGAAACCCAAGGACTTGTTGTTGGTAACTTACTTGACCAATTCGTCCGCACCAAAGAAGTTCCAGAAGTTGACGCTTACCGCTTATCTACTTTATACGGCAAAGCATATCCTGACCAAATCGTGTCCGAAACTATCGGTGCTAACGAAATTATTGCTAAGTTTAACTTGGCATTTGAAAAGTTTGCCGATTTAGAAATCCCCGAAGATGAACAAGTTTTGTATGTTTCTAACGCTGTTATGACGCAAATCCGTAACACGACTGAATTAGCGAAACGCATTTATCAAGAAGATTTCACTACTCCTGCTGGTTTAACTTTCACAGTAACCAAATGGGAAGGTCGCCCAATTATCCCAGTTCCTGCTCGTCGTTTCTATACCGCTTATGACTTTAACCAAAATGGTTTCTTCCCAACCGCAAGTGCGAAGTTAATGAACTTTATGCTCGTTCACTTTAACGCTGCGTTGCCAATCAAGAAACACTCTGTGTTAAAAGTGTTTGGTCCCGAAGTCGTCCAAGATTTCGATGGTTTCAAACTTAACCACCGCTTATATCACGACATCTTTGTTCCTAAAAATAAGCGTGTTGCTATCTATGTTTCAGTAAGTGCTGTGACCTCCTACTTATCGCCAATTTCATTCACTTCTGTCGCTGGTGCTGTCCAATACGGAACAGTCATTAACGATGTGTATGCTGCTGGTGTCCGTGGAACGCTTAAATACTTACTCTCTACGACTGCCGTTGGTTCATTAGCATTACCCGCTTATGGTAACTCACTCTCGTCCTATACCACTTTGGTTCCAGGTCAAGAAATTGCCGCTGGGTCATCTAATGTTTCAATCATCGTTGCGATTGCTGATGCCTCTGGTAACGCTATCGCTGCCGGTAAATTAGCATTAGTCAAAAAAGCATAACGACTAATTAGTTAAGTGCTATAATTAGGGTGTGTGGCGAAATGCTACGCACCCTATTTTCGTAGGAGGACACATATGCCTAAATATGTAACAAAAGACGATTTTAGAAACTTTACAGGTATTGACTTGGATTTAGAATTGCGTGATAAAGATGATACAAGCAATAAATCTAATATCTTTATCTCACAAATTGAAAATTGGTGCGAAACCTATATTCAATATCATAGTGCTCAAAAAATAGAATATACATCACTAACAACCGAACAACAAGAACATTTCAAGCGTGGCATTTTATATCAAATGGAATATGTTATTCGCAATAGCGATATTTCGACAGATAGCGGTTATAATCCTGAAAGCGGACCTGTAACCGATATTAATTATCTTGAACGCATCGCATTATCTAACAACGCCAAAATGGAGTTTCATATGGCGGGTGTGTGGACAAGAAAGATGAAATCAAGATACGGCTTCAAATATACAGACATTTACTGAGGTAATCTATGGGAATTGATTTAAGAACCTCTCGTAGAACGAATTATGAACGATGTGTTTATTATTCAAACAAGTATTCAAGACAAGAAATCGCTGAAAAGATTGCTGAACCAAGTGGTGTTTTTTATGCGAAAGAAGGCGATTTTTCACAATCCAAAGACGAATATCAAAACATAATGAGAAGAAATACCGACAGAACTACACTAAATACAACTGATGAAGTTTCTATAAAAGTAGATGATTGGGTTTTATATGAAGACAAATTATGGATTGTAGACAGCGTATCTTTTAGGAAAGAAGAACGAAGTCACGCCATATCTAATAGAAGTGTTTTATTTTATCAAATAGGAATTAGAAAATGAAAGATACAATCTTACGAGGTGGCGAAGCATCAATAGAACAATTGGAAGCAATGACTTTTATTCCAAATTATGTTGCGTTGCTTTATAGCACTCTTGTTGCTCAATCTCCTATTGATACTGGTAATTTGCGTTCTAACATAACGCTTGAATATTATGGCGAAGCGAAAGGTGGCGTTGTTGCTAAAATCATAATTTCTCGTGGTGTGGAATATGCACGATATACAAATGAAAACTCTTATGGTCCTAAACAACAATATAACTACTTGTGGGTAGATAGATGCGTTGCCCAAGTTTCTAAAATACTTGGTAGCGATGTGACGGAAAGTGTAGAATATGAACAATTATAAAGCATATCTTGAAACCGAATTAAAAGCACTTTATACCACTCTTTCATCGGGAACAACTCCAACGATACCAAGCGGTTATAAAATCAATGTAATTCAAGAGTTATCTTTTGGCACAGAAGATGAGAGCGAAAAGAAAACTATTACCTTTGTGTTAAAAGTTGTTACTGGTAGCGTTCTTACTAACAGCGTTGTTTATCCTGTTCAAATTATGGTGTTTAGCGAAGTTGGTTCGGTCGAATATGCGAGAACCCTTATTGATACCTTTGCTAAAAACAAATCTATGACCACTTTTAGCGTCATAGATAACTCAACAAACCCTGCTACGATGATTTACTATAAACAGATGTATTCGACCTCTGTGATAATGAGTAATTTCAATAGAACACCCGATGGTCTACGCTCAATGCTATTCTTGGGTGGCACAGTTGTTGTAACTAAAAACATCAACGATATTTCTTATATCACAATTAGAAAAGGCACAGATACTGCTACTACAATTAAGTTTATGAGTTTCGCATTTACCTATACCGTTACTCCCGATAGTCAGCGTGTTAGCGGAGAAGAATTAAATGTGACTAAAAAGAAACTCGCAAATCAAATGTTGTCCTTTACTACAAACAACCTATCAAGTCAATTCTTTACTGATGTTTACAATATCGCATCTGGTTCTTTGTCTGGCAACACAGCGTTTGAAGTTAAGTTATACCGAGGAACCGAAGCATCGCCAATTCTTGTTTCTACATTTTCTATGATTTTATTAGATTATTCTTTAACTTCTACACCAAACGAACTGCCTATTTTGACTATTAGATTAGGTAAATAATATGGCAAAAGAAATTGAAATAACTATTAAAGAAAAAAAGAAACGCAAGAGAACTACCGCACCGTCATCTGAAAAAGACGATGAAGCCAAAAAGGGTTCGTCTACAAGAACAAGAACTCCAAAAGCAGATGACGATGAAGGCGAAACTCCCGCATTTCTAAAATCTGTTGCTTGGCAGGCAGGTAAACAAATGTTGTCGGCAGGTATGTCGCAATATGCTAACCTAACTGGCGATTATGTAATGGCACAAAAGATGAACCAAGTATCACAAGCGGTTTCATTTAGTATGCAGTTATTAACTGGCGATTACATAGGCGCAGCAATTACTACTATTTCAACTCTTGCCAATGTTGGTATAAACTATGTTAGAAATGAAAAAGAAGTAGAATTATTAAGACGCAGAGCAGGTGTGTTTACCAACGGAGGTAGAGATACAAATGAGTAGCAAAGTCAAAATAAACAGCGTTGTATATAATCTTGCCGATGGTTCTATCTATCGTGATTATTACAATGAAACACTAAACAATGGTATTGCTATCATTTCTCAAATATCTCAATTAACTATTGAACCATTTGATGAGTTTGAAATATCTTTTGATTATAACGAACAAACACAAACTGGAACTTGGTTAAAGTTTTTTGTATTAGATATTCAAGAAGAAGTTGCGTCGTTTACACCTGCACTATATAACTACACGATTGTCTATGTATCAAGAACTATTATTTTACAAAAGATTATTTTGCCAAACATTTCGGTCACGCAACGGATTAGAATTGACGCATTAAAATTAACTATCTACGACAAGATAAATCAATATGTGAATATGTATGGACCTAAAACAAAAGGTGTTTCTTCTTATGAAAACACATATCCTATATCGACAAGGTTAATGAACAAAACTGATAATATAGATTGCCACGAGTTTACGCTACAACAACCAACTCTTTTTGACGCATTAAATGTTTTGTTATCGACCTTGAATTGTATTATTGTAATTAACCAAAGCGGAGAGTTAGATTATATTGACCTAACGCAAACAGGTGCTTCTCTTGTAAAAAGCAGTTTTAATGAAGTTGTATCTACACAAATGGGTATGGAATATGTTTCGGATTTACAAACCGAAATCAACAACGCATTAACTGATATAAACGATATGGTAACCGAAACTGCTTGGATTTCGCCACGACAATTAGATAGTGCGTTTATGACTAATCAAGAAGTTACATTTTATACACAATTACCGATATATAAAATTGTAGAAGTAAAATTAAATGTTCCTTATAGATATGCAAATGCTATAAATACTCCAAACGCAGCGGAATTGATTTTAGACCTAACGCCATTAACAATAGAATATGATAGATATATTTTGTTGTATAACGAAAATATATCGGGTGCTTTTGATGAAAACTATAAAAAGTTTTATATATACTACAAACTTGGCGAAAAATCAATTAACGGTTTGTTCGCAAATGTAGAGTGGTATAGCGTTAGAACATTTATTAACATTTATTTCGCATTAACACAATGGTTATATGTTGGTGGCGAATGGTGGTGGAATGGCGAAGACGCTTTTGATGTTGGTGTAGATTACAGAAATACAACGATGCAGATAAAATATATTCCATTAACCTCAACTAAATTATCAAGTTCTAAATTACTTCCATCAAAACACAAGATAATTATGCCTAACAATCAAGAAACAAGTTTTGTTGATGTAAAACGCTTTGGTGTGTTTAATGAACAAAACGCAAACCGACTTGGTAATCCCGAATTAACTGCGATTAAGCGTTATGACGCATTTTCGTCTATTCCTTCGTTGGGAGATAAAATTGATGATTATATATTGGCAGGTAGAGAAGTCGCTGTATATGACGGATTTGTGAATTTTAAGGGTTCTTTCTATAAGGACTATGTCCAAAAAACACTATACACAGGTATAAACGCAAGGCGTAGAATGTGGGCGATTGCTAAAAGTGAAGAAGCGATTGAACGAAGTGATTTATATAAAATGTATTGCGAGTTTGGTTTTACAAACAAATTAGATTTCGGTTTAGGCGATTTATCAACAACCACACCACGAAACACATATACATCTTATTTAATGGGTAGATTTGGTTTTTCCGCATCTCAAATTGAATATACAACTGGTTCTACAAAATCAAAAATAATTGGTGGAACTATGACTTTTACATATGCCGATGCCACTACATCGGACGAGATTTTTGGAGAAACGGCATTGTATCAAGCGGGTAGGTCTGCGTTAATTACGATGACGCTTGAAGACAATTCAAGTGCTGGATTACAAGTTGTTCGTAACAATGTTGCAGGAGAACCTGGTGCTTTACAAAACACAATTAGATATGTAGATAATAATGGCGAATTTGTTTTTGTCGGAGTTCGTTTGTTAGACCAAATATCTAATGGTTTAGACCTTGTTTATAATGGTTCTACTTTTGATAGAACTTATACTAATACAGTTCTTGGCACTACTGGAACACACGTTATGCCTATCTATTCCGATTATCAATCATACGAAACATCGGTTGCTAATAAGAGTTGGAAACTGCCAAAAGTTTTTACCGATATGTATGCTTCTACAAACATAATGCTTTCTATTCAAAATTGGTATATATACAAAGATAGTAGAGAAAAAACAAGGTTGACCATACAAAATGAGTTCTGTTCTCAAAACAAAAATGTTATTGTAACGCCAATGATGGCAAAGTATTGTGGTTTAACTATGCCCAAAGATAAGCAAGTTAATGTTCGTTTATATTACAGCACAACCGAAAAATACTCAATAAATGATACTATCGGCAAAGGAACTAAATACTCGGCTTCAATGCCTGTGTCGGTTACAAACAATGTTCTTTCATTAACTACTGCGGTTACAACGCTATTCGCATCTATTGGATTGTCTAATATACAAAGTTGGGCGGTCACTAATATATTTAATGAGATTATTGTTGCTGTAAATAAAGTTGATAACAATAATATCAATACAAGCGTATACTTAAATGTATTGAAAGAAAGACAATAGATTTGATAAAATATAAGGAGAAAATATGAAAGCACTATTCGACCAATACGGAACCCTACTATCGTTAGACACCACTGACCAAACTATCGTTCAAGGTAGCGTCAATGCGAACACTTTATATTGTGCTTTTGAGAATAGACCAAACTCACAATATGGTTTAGCAACTGTGACCTTCAAACGAGCGGACGGTATGATTTCGCCTGAAATGGTTATGGTTCCTGCCACATTTGAACAACCCGCTGGAACAAGTCATCTTGGATTTTCGTTTGGATTTTATGATTTTTGGTTCTTGGAAGTTAGCGGTATTTTAGAAATGAGTATTCGTTTATATGGCGAAAACCTTATTATTGCCTATGGAAAAATAACTGTATCCGTTCAAAAGTCGGTTGTCGCAGAGGAAACATATATAACAACCGAACAATATGAACAAATGCTACAAAATATAGCAACTCTTGGTATTGATTTCTTTTACACATTGGATTAAATATGATAGCAATTTTTGACCAATATGGAACTACATTATCGTTCGTAAGTGAACCATTGATTAAAGGTAGTGTTAATCAAAACTCATTTACTGCTGGTTTTCAAGGCAAAACTTGGTTACTATATCCACAAGCAACGATTACTTTTAAGCGGTCGGACGGGGTTATATCTCCTGAATTATTGATGGAACAATATAGTTTTGTGAATAATTCCGTTACTTATGAAGGTTATAAGTTTGATTTATATGACGCTTGGTTTTTAGGTGTTGCTGGTTCGCTTGAAATTACGATTAAATTATACTCTGGGTTGCTTATCGCAGCACAAGGTAAGGTTACTACTTCGGTTCAACAATCCGTTCTTGCCGATTATAGCGAAATTACGCCTGAACAATACGAACAAATTGTTCAACAATTAGCGTTAAAAACATACGATGTAGACCAAATTGTATTTAATGAAGCGTTTGAACCTGAAACTTTTGAAAGCGGTATGCTTTATTTTGATACAGAAGCGGAACATAAAACTCTAACTTATTATCACACATACGAAAATGGACAATCTTTACCTATACAAATTAACCAAAATCTACACGGAATAGGTAAAAACAATGAAGGCGAAATCATTTATAATGGTATGGTGTGTTATTTTAAAGATGTTCAAGGTCATCATATCTTAATGGGCAAGGCAAATGGCAATTATTTAACACCACAAAAGAACGCAATGATTGGCGTAGCAGGGACACAAACCGCTAATAATGAATATGGACCTGTGTTTATTTTTGGTTATTTACACGGAATAGACCTAAATATTGTTCTTGAAAGCGGAACTGATATGAACGCTTTGACTTTTGGAACTAAACTTTATCTATCATCTGTGGAAAATGGTAAATACTCCATTGTTGAACCTAATAGACCAAACGCTGATATATGGGTTGCTACGCTTATAGATTTTAATACTAATCAATTTAACAACGCTACTATTTTTATCTATCCACAAAAGCAAAGATTAGACGGAGGTATAGATATTCAATTAAGCGAAACACAACCTATTGGACAAATTGAAGGTGACTTATGGTATGATATTGATTAGGAGAAATATATGGAATATAAGGAAATGAAGAAAGAAGAGTTGCTTAAATTGGTTGAGGAACAAAAACACCTTGCCGATGCTATACAAGCAAAGGATATGCACATTGAAGTATTAAGAAGTCAAATCTCTAACGCAGAGCAACAAATACAAGCGTTAAAAAAAGAACTTCATAAGCAACAACAAGAAGTGGCAAAGCAACAACATTTAGCACAATCTATCGAAGAAAAAGATAAATTGTATAATGAAATGGTTGCGTTAAAAGACAAAATCCAAAAAGAAAATCAAGAAACCCAAGCAAAACTTAAATTAGAAATCGGACGTGCTAATGGCAACGAAGAAGCATTTAAGAAACTTGAAACGCAATATAAAAAGATTGCTAACGCATTAAATGGTTATGTATCCAACTTCCGTTCGTTCCTAAAACAAACTCAGGGCGGATTAGAAGTAGCGATAGAATTAGAAGTGTTACTTAGTGAACAATTAAAGGAGAAGTAAAATATGGCTTCAAACATCAACATTACATTAAAAAGGAATAATGGCACCGATTATGACGTGCTATATCCAAAGACGATACCGGCACAAGTTGTTGGACTTTTAACTGATGGAAAAATTAGCGTCAGTTTATTACCGAACTCTGTTTTTGATAGTTTATATTTTGTTACAAGTTTAACGACAGCAACTCAATATGACCCTCAATCGGGCAACGCATTATTAAGAGATATGGTGCATTATGCCCACACTAACGTTGGCAGTCGTAGTATTATCGGTGCTTATTTTGTAGCAACAGAAACTACTGGATTAGACGCAAACTCTACTGGTGCTTTAAGCGGTTATGGTGGTGGTTTATATTGGATTACAAGATTTACAAGCACAGATGAAGGCGGTTTAGGAACGGCAGGAAGTATGGGTTCCGCTACTACAACCACATTAGAAACTGGCGACTGGATTGTTATTACAAATAGAACTGGTGCTGGGACTGTTGGCGACCCATATATTGTTACTTGTGCAGTTGTTGAAAACACTTATGAACTTGCTACAACTGGTGTTGATGGTATTGTTCGTTTATCAAGTTCTACTTCTGTTGCCACTACTGGCGATAAAGTTGTAACTGATGGTATTTTAGCGGGTTTGATGGGAACTACTGGCACAAAGATTGCTTATGGTAACCACACGCACTCTGGCGTTTATGAACCAGCAAACGCAGGTTTAACAGACCTCGCTGCTTTATTAACTACTGGAACACAAGGTTTTATCCGTGTAAATGGTGTTAACGATGCTTCGTTGGATACAAATACTTATTTAACTTCTCAATCAAGCGATTTTGGAAACATTGCTGTTACTACCACCGATAGTGGACACACTTGGGGTGCGACTGGAACTGCTACTGCCGACACCACTGCCGATAGTTTAACGATTGTTGATGGTGCAGGGGTAGATGTGGAAGTTTCGCCTACCACAGACGCTATACGCATTCAACACACCGATACTTCTACTCTTAATGGGGCACAAGGTTCGGCAGGTATTGCCTCTATTACAGTTGATGGTTTTGGGCACGTTACTGCTGTGACTACTGCTACCTATAATAACTACTCATTGCCACTCGCTGCGAATGGAACTCGTGGTGGATTACAAATTGGTTATACTTCTACTGAAACTCAAAGAGCATTAGAATTATCAAGTGAAAAAGGTTTTGTGACCTTACCAAGACAAATCCCCGCTGTGACCTTAAACGGCAGTGCATCTACTTCTCCTTCTTTCTACGCACCGACTGGTTCAGGATTAGCAGGTTCTACTACACAAGTTAAACAAATGCTTGTTTCAGGTGGAAGTGGCGTAGCACCAAGTTGGATTGATACCCCACACATCTATTACGACACTACGACTGGAAGTAACTTAGGCGATATTATCTTTGACGTTGATTAATAGGGAGTTAATATGGCTTCAACCTTAGACATTACATTAAAACGAAATAACGGAGTAGATGTTGATACACTACACCCTACTACGAATTGGAACCAAGTAGAAAGCAAACCTACTACTTTTACTCCTACCGCACACACGCACGGAAATATTACCGATACTGGAACTATTACTGCGGATACTGCTGTGGCATCGGGTCAAAAGTTTGTTCTCGTAAATGGTTCAAACTCAATCGTTCGTTCGGCATTAGCGATTGGAACTGGAACAACAACCTTCTTACGCAATGATGGAACTTGGTCTACCCCAGCAGGTGGTGGCGATGTTGTAGGTCCCGCTTCCGCAGTTAGTGGTCGCTTTGCTTCATTTAACGGAACGACTGGTAAACTTATTCAAGATAGCGGTTTTTCATCATCTTCATTTGCTACTTCGGGTCATACACACGGAAATATTACTAACGCAGGTGCGATTGGTTCAACAAGCGGATTAGCGGTTGTGACTACCACAAGCGGTGTATTGACTACCGAAGCAAAGTTCACAAACTTATATACAAATACAACTCCATTAACTATCGCAAGTGGTGGAACGCAAACGATTACTTTAAGTGCTTCCGCATCTACTACTGGTGTTGGAACGACTGGTTTACCCGGAACTCTTTTAAGAATTGTGTGGGGTCCAACAACAAGCACATATATTGTGACTTATGTTACTGTAATGCCAACATCAGGCACTGACGCTTTTACTTATGTTAGTGATACATTAGACCTTCAAACTGGTGCAGATTTACACTATATGTTTTACATTAGAGCAAACGCAACTGGTGCTTATAGTGGAACATCTTGGATTGTTGGTGGAGGTAAATCAATGACGATGACAGGAACTCAAACTAACGTAGCAATGTATTTAAGATACATAGACAGGGTAAACTTCTAATATGAAATATGTGGAAATCGTGGTTAATTATTTAACCAAATTAGATGAATTAAAAAAAGGCGATTATAAAATCATCAAATGTTTTGAAGCACAGTTAATGGGAGAACCAATGCCTTACGATTATGTTGCTTTAATAAATGAACGCAAACAAATTAGATTAGATATTGCCGATTTAGAAGCAAGAAAACTCGCATTAGAACAAGCGGGTAAAGAACAAGAATAAAAAAAAAGAAACCCACTATACCGAGCAAGATATAGTGGGCAACCCAGGAGGGGGTAAGAAGAACTGAAAGGTAGGGTTCTTCTTCTAATATCATTATAGCAGTATGTTTTGTAAAAAGTCAAGCACATATGTATAATGTAAGTAGAGGTAAATATGGAACAACAATTAGGTATTAAAATCAAAGAGTTTAAGAACGCCAAAAAAGGCGACCTTTTGGGTTATGATGGACGCAACTGGGTTCCTGTGGATATTGAACAAGTGCTACATCAAGTAAAGCAACAAGTCATTATGTTACAGAACAAGATTGAAGAAGCGGAACACAATTACAAGATTACCTTAAAAAAAATTGAAGAAGCAGTTAATCAAGAAAGAGAAGCAATAGCAACATTGCTCAAAGGAGAATAATATGGACGAAATCTTACAATGGTTTACAGAAAATCTAAGTGCGGAAAAAATCGCTTTGTTTGGACAATTTTTAGTTAGCGGTGGTGCTTTAACTTGGGCAGTAGGCATCTACAACAAGTTCAAAACGCAAAGCGTAGTTACGCCAAAAGAAATCGCATCACGAGTTGATGGAACTGTGAAAGAAGCAGTCAAATCAACTATTACAGAAAGTTTGAAATTATATGAAAGCAAACTTTCTACAATTACACAAAACGAAAAAATCCTTGCTGAATGCCTTGTGTTATTATCTCAAAATGACCCACAAGCAAAGATTGCTCTTATCAACAATATTACTAAAATCGCAAATGTAGATACTAACATTATTGAAGCAGCAAAGCAAGAAGTTGTTGAAGCAATCAAACAAGAAGAAGTAAAGGAAGAAGCAAAGCAAGAAGTAGTCCAAGCATTAG